CGGCTAATATATGTGATGAGTTAGTAAATGTAACAGACGGCACACAAAAAAGATATACGTGTGATTTATTATTATCAACAGAAGACCCAATTATTGATAATATTAATAAAATACTATTTAGTATGCTGGGTTCGTTAATTTATGTTGATGGTAAATATAGAATAATGGCAGGGGCTTACAGCACACCGACTATAACAATAGATGAGAGCTGGGTTGTTGATTCTGTTAATTTAAATACTAGCCAAAATATAGATGAGAAATTTAATAGTATTACAGGCATATATTTAAATGCTGAGAATGATTACTCGCCGACAAATATACCTACTTTTGTAAATGAGACTTATAAAAGTAATGATAATAATTTTGAGATAGTAAAAGAAATTGATTTGCAATCACAGACAAATATAGAAAGGGCTCAACGTCTCGCTGCTATATTTTTAAACTTAAATAGATCAAATGAGGTTATTAATATCACTTGCAAAATGATGGCAATAGAGATAACCCCAAATGATATGGTTTATGTTGATTTACCAAGATTTAGTTATTCAAGTAGGCCTTACAGAGTTATTAATGTAGAAAGAATTGAAAGTGGACTATTTAATATAACATTAAAATATGAGCCAAGTACATTATATGATTTTAATTCAGATGATTACTCAATCCCTGACATCGGATCAAACTTACAATTACCTGATAAGCAAAAAGTTTGGCCACCTTCAAACTTACAGATAACAGAGGAGAATTATGTTACAAATAATGGGGCGAGCGTAAAGACAAGGGCGATTATTAGTTTTGCCCCATCACCAAGCGCATTTACAAGATCATATCAATTAGAGTATAAGCAAATTAATGAACCTGAATTCATAATATTAGGTAGAACACAATCTAACTCATTTGAAATTAATGATATAAAGGCGGAAACTTATTTATTTCGAGTTAAGGCGATATCAGAAACAAATTCATATAGTAATTTTGTTGAGAAAGCACAAGAAATTTATGGATTAAATGCAGTGCCTTCTAATATCTCTAATTTTTCATTAAACGCAGTAAATAACAATGCGTATTTAAGTTGGGATTTAGTTAGTGATATTGATGTTCGTTTCGGTGGTTCTATCATATTAAAACATTCTCCTTTGACAACTGGGGCGACATGGTCTAACTCAAATTTATTGATACCTGAAATTAGTGGGAAAGATACTCATGCAATAGCACCTTTGTTGAGCGGAACATATTTAATAAAGGCTAGAGATAGCCAGGGGAATGTATCTGATAGTGCAACAACTATTGTAACAAATAGCCCTACTCTTATTAAAATGAATGTCGTTGAAACTTTAACAGAAAACCCAACTTTTACAGGAACAAAAACAGATATGAACGTAAGCAGCTCTAATTTATCTTTTGATAGTGTGTCTTTATTTGATAGCTTATCTGGTAATTTTGATGACGCAGTTGGCAGTTTTGATGGCGGTGGTGGGTCAGGTTTTGTAACTAGCGGTGAATATGAATTTAGTGATTATATTGATACGGGTGTAATGTCTACATCAAGAATTTATTTATCAATAAAATTTACTATTGATGAACCGGGTAATTACTTTGACGATTATCAAGGTTTGTTTGATGATGCTAGTGGTAAATTTGATGGTGATGATAATGACCCCATAAAAGTAACACCATATATATCAACAACAGATGATGACCCAAGCGGTAGTCCAACTTGGTCTAGTTATAGGAAATTCTTTACTGGTGATTATAATGCCAGAGCATTTAAATTTAAAATAGTTTGCGAATCAGAAAAGAGCAATTTTAATATTTTGATCAGCAATTTAAGTGTAACTGTCGATATGCCGGATGTCGTAGATACTGGCGATTTGACAACTTCTGGTTCTGGTTTGACAACTGTTAATTTTAATAAAACATTCCAGGCGATACCCTCAGTTGGTGGTACCATATTAGATGGAACTACTGCTAGTGATTATCTCGTGATTGAAAACATAACTAAAACAAGCTTTGATATTGGTGTAGAACGTGGGGCTGGTTATTCTGCTAAAAATGTCAGTTGGTTTGCTAAAGGCTATTAAAGAAAGGGTTATTTATGAAATACATTATAGACAATAATAATTTAGATACAGAATTACCAACAATTCCTGAAGTATCCGTTGAATTTGATGAAAGCTTCTTGTTGTGGAAGCTTAAAAAAGGGCAATTAATGGATAACATCCATAAAGAGATGAAGTTTTTAAAAGATATAGACAAAAAAATAAATAATAATGGAATATCGGCTTTTATTAGAGATCATAAGTCTATTAGTGATAATGCTAAACAACAAATATTGTCTATACTAAAAAATGAGATATCAAACTATAATTATAATGATATAAATATTATTATTAATGAATTAAATAATATATTAAATGATAATGAAAAATTTGATTCAGATAAAATAAAGTTTAATAATATAAATAATAAATTTAATAATTTTTTATCTAAGAAAGGCATTCAGTAATGACTCAACACGATTATAACATTGCAAACCAAACATTTCCTAACACAAGAACTGACCTAAATAATGTTTTTAGCGCTATATTGTCTAGTAATTCCGGGTCCTCTGCCCCGTCAACTACTTCACCTTATATGATATGGGCAGATACTTCAAACTCATTATTTAAGTTTAGAAATACAGCTGATTCAGACTGGATATCTTGGTTAACTACCGATGGAAAGCATCTATGTGATGACGGATCAGCAAGTGCGCCTGGTTTATCATTTTCTAGTGATACAAATACAGGTATTTATAGAGCAGGTACAGATAGCTTAGGTATATCTCTGGGTGGGTCTCAAAAAGCTGTATTTGATAGCTCGGGGAATTTTGGAGTTAGTTCGACATCGCCACAAGATCGTCTTGATTTAGGCAATGCATCTGGTGGGTATGGTATTTGTTGGGGAGGTCCAACCGGTACGAACCACTATACTACTGTTTGGTCAGAATATGGTAGCGGAAGTCTGTTTTTAGGGGCTGGCGTTAAAGGGGATAAAACAGCAGGGCAAATTTTAGCATCGTACACGGGTACAATTGGTATAGCTACAATAGAGATGGTTGCTTTTGGGAGTTCTGCGGGTGACATTATTTTTTCAGGGAATTCAGCTTCAGCTAGAACAAAAGACGCAGTTGTAACACCAACTGAAATTATGCGGGTTAATGCCTCGTCTTCTAACGTTGGGATCGGCACTAATTCACCAGTATCAACAGCTATATTAGATGTACAGTCAACTACTAAAGGTATTAGATTTCCGAATATGACAACTACACAAAGAAACGCTATATCAAGCCCATCTTTAGGAATTGTTATATATAATACAACTACAAATAAATTAAACGTTTATACAGGTAGTTGGGAGGCAATAACTAGTGCATAGTAATTTTAATTTTAGTAAAAATTCATTGAAAAACATGGAAGGTGTAGATGATAGATTAGTTAAACTAGCTCATTTAGCGTTAAAATATACTAGAGTTGATTTTGGTATTCCGAATACTGGAGGTCTGCGTGATGAAGATATGCAATATCAACTTTTTTTAAAAGATAAAAGCCAGTGCGACGGCACGATTAAAAAAAGTAAACATCAATACGGAAAAGCATTAGATTTTTTTGCATATAAGGATAAGGTGACGTATGAGCGAATATATATGCTAGAAGTTGCTTTTGCATTTTTAAAAGCGTCAAGGGAATTGGATATAAGAATTGATTGGGGAGGTTTTTGGAATAATTTTGAAGACCTTCCACATATCGAATTAATTGAGGAGTAAGAAAAATGGAATTTTTTGGTATTAATATTATGGAATTTTTAACAAATCCATTAAACGGTGTTGTTGGAGCTAGCGCAGGTATTATTTTTTATCAAATTTATAAGATTGTTTACGCAAAAGCAAAGCCAGATCAATATATTTTAAAATTATATTCCCTGTGCGATGAAGCAATATTAGAAATAGACAATAGATTTATAGATAAATTTTTACCAGTGAAAATTAAGCAAGATTTACAAAAAAAAATAATTATCGTTTTAGAGCAGAGAAAAATAAAAATAGATCAATTAATTGAAAAAATAAGAGATTAATATGGATTTTTTAATTAGTTATGTATCGCAAAACCCAGCTTTAACAACGATAACTTTGTTATTTGCTGTTAGCCATTTTAAATTAAAAAATGAAATTAATAATACAGAAGAAAAACATAAATACGAAATTTCATTAATGAGGGAACAATTTGTTAAAAAAGAGTCTGTCAATAAAATGATTAACAGCTTCAAAAACGCTTTAGATAATCAAACAAAAATGATACATTCTGAATTTTCTAAACTGAGAGAAACTATAAACGAGGTTAATTTAAAAGTTGAGAAGCAGAAAACAAAAATAGAAAATATTGGTAAATGAATTCCGAAGATATCATTAAATTAATTCGATATTTCAATGATACTGTATCTGATATAAAAAATAACCAATCATTATCTAAAAAAAAAGAAGACGTTTTTATTGACTTATTCGCTATTAGATTATCAGATATAGAAGACAGAATAGAAGAGTTATCAATTAAATACTCAGAAAATGAGTATTCTTATATCGAATCTATAAATAAAATGAATGACAACCTAAAACGTTTAGATTTAGACATACAAAACAATAACGAAAATATCAAAAAAATATTAAATGATTTTTTAAATAATTTATAAATATGTTATAGTTTTTATAACTAAATAGTGCTTAGCCTTCACTTAACATTTATCTAAAATACTTCTTAACTTTATATATCAAGCTTTCTTCTCACAAGCTAAGCACTATCAAATATTTTTATTTTTCAATTCATCTTTTATGCTGTCGAATAAACTTATAATTAAAATTAATGGAGTTATTAGAATTAGAATTTCTATTATTTGAATAATCATTTTTACCCCTTGTTTTATTGTTATTTTATATTTACCCTTTATTTTTTATTTTTAAACTATTTTATTATTTCAGCGTTTGGTGCATTTAATTCTTCTAGTTTATTACCTAAACAATAAATTTCTTTAGCATTCGGGGCATTTAACTTTGTTAATTTGTTATTTGCGCAGTAAATTATCTCAGCTTTAGGAGCGTTTAATTCTGTTAAGTTGTTATAAGAAAAATAAATTCTTTCAGCATTAGGAGCGTTTAATTCTGTTAATTTGTTATTTTCACAATTAATTCTTTCAGCTTTAGGAGCATTTAATTCTGTTAAATTGTTACTATAGCAAATAATTCTTTCAGCTTTAGGAGCATTTAATTCTGTTAAATTGTTACTATAGCAAATAATTCTTTCAGCTTTAGGAGCATTTAATTCTGTTAATTTGTTATTGTAACAATAAATTATCTCAGCTTTATGAGCGTTTAATTCTGTTAAGTTGTTGTAACTACAAATAATTTCTTTAGCGTTCTGTGCATTTAATTCTGTTAATTTGTTATTGTAACAATAAATTATCTCAGCTTTATGAGCGTTTAATTCTGTTAAGTTGTTGTAACTACAATAAATTTCTTTAGCGTTCTGTGCATTTAATTCTGTTAATTTGTTATTGTAACAATCAATTATTTTAGCATTAGGAGCGTTTAATTCTGTTAAGTTGTTGTCACTACAATAAATTTCTTTAGCTTTAGGAGCGTTTAATTTTTTTATTTTTTTATTTAAAATAGAATCTAATATTAATGCCCCATCATCAAAAATAGTTAATGTATCTTTTTCTATAATATAGTTATGTTGACTTAATTCTTTCATTTTATTTTCCTCCTTGTTTTTATTATATATAATTTAACATAAAATCAATTCATTGTAAACCACTTAAACATATCAATTATTGATATTAGATTTAAATGCTACGATTATCTTCTAAACCGTTTTTATCATATTTATTATAAGTACCTTCTTTGTATCCGTTATCAGCTCTTTTATGATTTAATATTAACTTTTTAAAGTAAGCTTCTCTCATTTCTTTTGCTGAAAATCCAGCCGATAAACAGATAGATGTCCAAAAAAACAAAATATCAACTAATTCAACTTTTAAATTTTGGTAATCGATTGGCTTGTTTTTCGACCACCACTTCCAAGGTAAACAATCTGACATCTCCGCTATTTCTTGATCCATTGCAAGTTTAAACTTAAATATCCAATCAATTTTCCCCTCTATTTTTTTTAAATCTTCTTCAATCCAAGGCACTAATTTTTTATTTAATTCTTTTTGTCCTTCAAAAATTTTATCTAAACTATCCATTTTTACTACTCCTGTATATTTTATTATTAACGTATTTAATTAAGTTTTCTTTAGAAAACCTATACAATCTACCAACTCTAAAATATTGCAGGTCTATGTCGTCTTTTGCTAACCGCCTCATTACTGTATCACTGACCCTTAATATTTTTGCCGATTCTTTTATGTCTATTAAACTTATTATGTTTGTAAAATCTTCAATAACATATCTATTGGATAAATAATTTAAAACTTGATTTTTATCAAATAGTATTTTGTTTCCTATATAATTTACGGGGAAATCATTATCCCGTTTGATTAATTTCCATAATGTCATTGCGTTTATATTTAATAGTTTTGCTAATTCTTTTCTTTTTATAAATTTAGTATTACACATATGCGTTAACTCCATTTTTTACCGATTATAAACCCCGATGTAAAACTAATTCCAAGCAACAAAAATAAAATAATTGTCTTTACAGCTTCTTTGTGTTGTCGTGCTAGCATAATAGGGTTTGCCGTAAAATTATTCATACTATAGTGATTAGTTTTTTTAATTTTTGGCGTAACATTATGGCTTGTATTATTCTTACTGTAATCTATGCCTGTTAAAAACGGTTCTCCGTTATTGTAAATTCTTGGTATCATTTTTTTTAAACTCCCTTGTTTTAATTTATATATAATTTAACAAAATAACAATCCGTTGTCAATCACTTTTGTACATTAACTTTTTGTTTTCAATTAAAGTATTGAGTTGATCTATGCACAAAACAGGGTCTTTTTTTATCATCTCCCCAGAGAATCTTAGAACTGCCCAACCTAAAATCACAGCATTATTCATCTTTTCTCTATCCGAGTCTCTTGCATGCCGTCCACCAAATTTTTTAAATTGGCCACCGTCAATTTCAACAGCCACATTGTAATCAGGCCAAGCTAAATCAAAGCGCCACATTCTTTTTTTATGGAATCTAAATTCACGCTCAATTCCAAATAAAAGATTTTTTTTATGACGATTAATTTCAGCGTAAAAAAGGTTAGATAAATCATATTGTTTGGACATTTTTTTAAATTCATCAATAGTTATAAAGTTCGACGGTTTCATAAGAAAAATATAACTTATTTATTAAAAAAAATATTTATTTTTAATTTCAGAAAATTGATAAAGTTTATTTTCTTAATTGAATAAATACTACATTTTTTATCTGAAAAAACATTGCTATGAAACTCTGAAATTTTTTTGCTCTTTTTACTATAATTATAACCGTATTTAAAGAGTGTATTACTTAACATTATATATTTTCAAACCCCTCTATTACAGACGCTAAACGACAGTATCCAGCTATATCTATTAAATTATCTTTATTAGTTGAGTTTAATTCTCGTGCTACTTTCAATAAAACCATCATCATAGCCACATCTTTGCTAGTAATAATACATAAATCATTTTCATAATTTATTTTTTTTGATTTTATATATGTATTCCATAATTTAGCTATATTTTCCAAATTTTCCACTGGATCACCATAAGTCAATATTCTTTCATCTGTTATTCTCAAAGCTTCTGATAAAATTGATTTATTTATCTTATTCACTACCATTATTACCCTCTTATTTTATTTTATCGATAATTATGTTAAATTATTTTTGTGGACGGTTCACCCCCTTGTCCGTCCACATATTAGAAATCAGATTCTATCTTATTGTCTGTTAATTCTTTTTTACTTAAAAATTCAATAGAGAAACAATTAACTTTATAATATGTTCTTTTTTCTCCATCTTTTTCATAATTATCTACTCTAATCGATCCAATAACCGCTATTTTTGACCCCTTTTTACAGTACTGATTTAGATTATCTGCTAATTTACCCCATGCCTCGCAGTTTATAAAGTCAACATGATCTTTCCCCCTATTTACAGCTATAGAAAATTTGGCTACTAAATCGCCTGTACTCACAGCATTGCACTCAACATCGCGAGTAAGATTACCTATTAAAATTACTTGATTCATTTTTATTACTCCTATTTTAAAATATATTATTTTTACCCAATAAATTACTTAATTCAATAAATTTTTCTTTGTATTGATCTATAGATTTTGAAATTAATTTCTGATATTCCTCATCAATAAATATCCTTTTTATAAATATTCTTTTTTCAGGCTCTATAAAATCGGGATTATAAGAAATAAAATCAACCCATTTCCTTTTAGATACAAACAACTGGAATTGCATCTGAGGTATATAAGTATCTATTTCTTTATATTCTCCAAGTAACAAAGCAATGTGTTTTTTTTGCATCAAACACTTAACCTCAATAATACCATCCTTACCGACCAACCCGTCGGGTGAAACCCCAAGTAAACCACATTCAGACTCAATAAACCCAATTTTATCAACTATTTCGCCTGATATACTTTCATAGTTTAAAATAGCGTATTCTTCTAATTCTAACCCCCTTTCCATATAAAAATTTGTAGGCTGGTATTCACTTTGGCATGTATGCAACTCTGCTAAATTTTCATAGATAACATCGATATATTGTGAAGATAGTTTGCCTGTTTTTGTTAATATTTTAGAAAAATTACTGGCGGTTAGCTTGCCTTTTCTAATCTCGTTCCATTCTTCACTTTTTTGCTCTATTTTATGTACTATCATTTTTATAACTCCCTTGTTTTAATTCATATATAATTTAACATAATAATAATTTATTATCAACCATTATATTGTTAAATTGTTACCAAGATTCTAGCTTAGTATTGGTATCATTTAATTCTGTTAAATTGTTATTGTAACAATAAATTAAATCTGCATTCGGAACGTTTAATTCTGTTAAATTGTTATTGTAACAATAAATTCTTTCAGCATTAGGGGCGTTTAATTCTGTTAATTTGTTATGACGGCAATCAATTATTTTAGCATTAGGGGCGTTTAATTCTGTTAATTTATTATAAGAACAATAAATTCTTTTGGCATTAGGGGCGTTTAATTCTGTTAATTTGTTATTACAGCAATAAATTCTTTCAACATTAGGTGCGTTTAATTCTGTTAAATTGTTATAAGAACAATAAATTACTTTAGCATTAGGGGCGTTTAATTCTGTTAATTTGTTATGACGGCAATCAATTATCTCAGCCTTAGTAGCGTTTAATTCTGTTAATTTGTTATGACGGCAATCAATTATCTCAGCCTTAGTAGCGTTTAATTCTGTTAATTTGTTATTCCAGCAATAAATTTCTTTAGCGTTCGGGGCATTTAATTCTGTTAAATTGTTATAAGAACAATAAATTACTTTAGCATTAGGGGCATTTAATTCTGTTAAATTGTTATAAGAACAATCAATTCCTTTAGCGTTCGGGGCATTTAATTCTGTTAAATTGTTATTCCAACAAAAAATTCCTTTAGCATTAGGGGCGTTTAATTCTGTTAATTTGTTATTGTAGCAAGAAATTCTTTTAGCATTAGGAGCGTTTAATTCCGTTAAATTGTTATTTTGGCAATAAATCGCATCAGAATTAGGAGCGTTTAATTTTTTTATTTTTTTATTTAAAATAGAATCTAATCTTAATTCCCCCTCATCAAAAATAGTTAATGTGTCTTTTTCTATAATATAGTTATACTTGTTTAATTCTTTCATAAAATTTCACCTATTTGCTTTTCGCTTCTTTATCAAGTTTTTCTTTTAATATATTTTTTTCATATGATAATTCTATTCGATATTCTTGCGGAATATCGTTACTCCATAATTCCTTTAACTCTTCTATAGAATTAGATTTTTGCATTTTTTCTAGATATTCTCTTTTTTTATCTTCATTTACATGTTGTTTTTCTTTTTTTTTGTAATTTTCATGTTTATTTGTCGCATCACTGTCTTTTGCATCATCGATAGCAAAAAGGCCGTTTAATGCGTATTTTCTTGCATATGATGACGTTGAACCAGTTATTTGACTTGCGTCCATCTTTTTTTTTGATTCTTCCTCCCTTGCATATGCATGTACCTCTAAAAAAGTACCTGTATTTGATGAAATATCATATACACTAATTGTTGATTTAACATAATGCCTACCATGATAATATTCAATATCATCTGAAATTAAGATAAATAATCCATTTTCAAAAAGAAGTGGTTTGACATCTTCTAGGATATCCTCACATGATCTATATTTATATTCACCAAATGAATTATACCTCTTTTTTTTAGATTTTAACTCTGATTGAACCTTTTGTAGTTTTCTTAATAATTCTTTCATTATATTTACTCCCTTGTTTTTTAATGAATTTATAATATATGTAATAAATAAAAAAGTCAACCGTTTTTTATTTATATTAATACATTGTAATTCACAATTGTTTATTGTATAGTATTGTTAATAACTAAAACAGGAGTATAAAAAATGGAATTATTAACAATAAAAGAATTAGAGAAAAAAATAAAATACAAGAATACAACAATCTACAAATTCATAAAATTCGGTATGCCAGTTTTTAGAATGGGCGGAAAAAATCTTTTTGAATTAGATTCGGTAATGAATTGGCTAAGAGAATATTCTAAAAAACGGGGGTAAATATGGAGGGTTATATAAAACTTCATCGATCATTATTAGATCATCATTTAATGACAAATCAATCATATTTTTTAGTATTTATTCAGATTTTACTTAGATGTAATCATAAAGATAAGAGTATCATTATCAATAATCAAAAAACATTGATAAAAAGGGGGTCTTTTTATACTTCTCTTAGTAAATTATCAGAGCAAATTAATATTCATAGATCGACAATCACACGTGCAATAAAATTTTTACAAAATGATTCAATGATCGAAACGATAGCGATCGGAAAAGGAACGTTAATTTCGTGCGTAAATTATGATAAATATCAAGAATCAAGAAACGATAGCGAAACGATAGCGAAACGATGGCGAAACGATAGTGAAACGATAGCGCGCACAAACAATAATGATAAGAATGATAATAATATAAAGAAAAAAGATATTAATAAATTAATATCTAAAAAAGAAAGTGATAAAAATGAGCAATTTAATATTTTTGAAAGTATCGATAAAAAGAAAAAGTTTGTTAAGCCTGAAATTAATGATATTTTTAAAGAAATATCTAAATATGCATTTTCTAAGAGTCTAAATGTTAATGAGAGGGCTTTATTTTTGCAGTCAGAGCAATTTTTCAACTATTATGAATCTAACGGGTGGAAAGTTGCAGGAAAGCCAATGAAGAGCTGGGTAGCGGCCTCTAGGAATTGGCTATTAAGGTACAGTGAGAATAATTACAATAAAATCGTTAATAAAAAAAATAACGAACAATACGAAACAGAATCTGTGAATGAGATATATGAGTTTGTTAATGAATTACAGAAAAGAGGGTAAATATGAGTAAAGAATTGATCTCAGCATTAAATTCAATGTTTAGAGCGTATGAAAAAGATCCATTGAACAAAGATAAAGAAATGTTTAAATCTTATATAGATTTTTTGATTGATGAAGAAATACAAAATGTTGTAAAATCAATTAGATATTTAGTTAAAAATAATGATAGTCAATATATGCCAAGACCAAGTAATATCATTAAACATGCTAATAGATATAATTTAAGTGAAGATGACGAAAAAGAAATTAAATTTCAATCTTTTTTAGAACGATTCAAAAAGCAATACACTGGTTTTGTTGTAGATGACGACGTTGCCTTAGTTTTAAAAAAAATTGGGCGTGATTTACGTTTTGAAACTACAAAAGAGTTTAGTTTTACATTGAAAGAAGTTCGTAAAATATGGGAGTTTTATTTGTTTTATAATAAAGATAAAAATATACAATTACTAGAAAATAATAGTATAAAATTACTAGATTAAATGATTTTAACAAATATAAATATATTGAAAGTTGTACATATTTTAACTCAACTAGCTAACAAAATGGTTTCGGAATCCGAAGATATAGAACCAGAAATAGCAAATGTTATTAGTGAAAAAATATGGGAAATTATGTAAAAAACTTTGATGATGTAAGGAAATTCTTACCACAATTTCTATCAAAAGAATCCTAAGATGAGATTTTCATGGAGTTATGTAAATGAGTTTAAAATTCCATTGGAAACCATTTAGAACATATGCTCGATATGGTCAAAATTAAATTATATAAGAAAGGTATTTAAATGAGTTCAAAATGTTGCGATGCAAAAACGAAAAAAACAAAAAAAGGTAAGATGATTTGTATAGCTTGTCAGAAAGAGTGTGAGAGAAGATGACCAAAGATCAACTAATAGCTAAACAACAACTTCAAATCGAAGAATACAAAGAAATGCTTAAAAAAAATACTGAGATACAAGCTTTTACAAGTTCAAATAGTCCTGATACAGGATTTTATTCAGAATGTATGACATTAAGAGATTGGTTTGCTGGTATGGCTTTAAAAGGAATGCTTTCTAATCCAGCAACTGAGTTATTTAGTGACGGGAAAAGGGTTCATTCAGAAGAAGCTTACGCAATTGCTTCGTATAGAGTTTCCGATGCCATGCTTTCTGAGCGCGATAATACTAATAATTAACAATGTTTGTGATAACCCCGATCCCCCAAACCGGTCGAATTCGACCCCTTTGGAATTAAAGATAGCATGACAACGAATTGCTGTGGAGAGCCGCCAGTTTATGAAGATAAAAAAGCGATTGTGGCAGTTCCAGAACTTTTAGATGTGTACAAAAAAGCAAAAGATGCAATTGATGAACTAGATGATGCTATAAATGATATGGAGCTAGAAGATAAGATTTGTATTTATGAGTTAAAGGCCGCTATTAAATACCTTGAAAAACGTCATTACATAAATATAAAATCAATGCCTATCGATTGATAGTTATCTTCTGTGAAAAATGATACGTAATTATTCCTACCTTGTATTTTATTTGAAAATGATGTAGAGAAAAATATACCTAAATTATTTGTTATGTAATAAGTGGTTTTGTTTCTAAATGTGTTAATAAAATGATTGTATTTTAATAATGATTTTCTATTTGATGTAAAACCAGTATTTAGTGTAAATTCAGATTTAAACTTTTTGTTTTTAATTGCAATATCAAAGTATTTTAAGTTCATAAATCCATTTCCATTTTCAATTTTACCGATTTCTATGCCAGAATACATTTTTACATTTAAATTTATTTTTGTGGTGCATAAAATATTGCTAGTAATAAATAAATAAATAAATAATAATATATATATATATAAATTTTTCATATTATTTGTATTGTCTTAATTTAGTGAAAAATTAACTGAATGATTTTCATATATAAAATCAATATTTACTTCAATATAGTTTGTATTTCGAATATTGTTACAGTTATTATCTATATTTTTATTTGTTGCATTATCTTTGTTTTTATTATTTTTTTTGTCGCAAGTATTATGTGACCCAATTTTTAATAAATTTAAAAAATCTTTAAAACTGCCTGAAAATCTATCCATTGTTTTACTCCTTAAATTGTTTCCTTTAGATATCTAGCTCTGAAAAAATACAGGCTTTTTTCGTTGATACCTATTTCTCTAGCTACATCTGCCCATTTCATCGGCTTTACTCGCGCTCTTAACCTGATAATTAATTTTATTCTTTCTTTTACTTGTGAATCGCTTAAAATTTTTGGCATTTTACTTTCTCCTTTATTAACAGTATGAATTGAAATATATTTCTTGCATATCTGCTTTTTCGTTAGAAACAAATAATTCAAATTCATCTTCTAAAATACTATTAATTTGCTCAACATCCATTTTCGTTATTTTAGTTAATTTTAATTTCTTTGATAAAGGCAATTCTGATTTAAATATATCTTCTTCATATTCTTCTAATAATATATTCTTTAATATTAATTTCGAAATCATTAACTCATAATCTTCGCTTATATTTTTAGCAATATCAGTATAAAAATCTTTCTCTGTAGCGTATTTATATTTTTCTTGATTATATAAATGCGATGCTGGAAATATTGTATTTAAGTTTATCATTTTATTTACTCCCTTGTTTTTTATTATGTTTGTATAATACCCTATTTTCGGGTACTATACACATTGATATTTTATGTTGTATTTTTATTTTATATTGACATTGTATTTTTAATATTGTTATTGTTTATGTAGCTATAAGAAAGTTTATACGTATTTCTAGAGTACGTATAATTAAAGAACTTATGTTTACACTAAAAAAAGAGGTTTTATGTCTCAAGTTCAAAAAAATGCGATGATAGCGGCACTAGAAACTACCTTAGGAGTAGTTACTCAAGCTTGTGAAATTATAGGTATCACACGACAAGCTCATTATAAGTGGATTCGTGAAGATGAAGAGTATAAAAAACGTGTTGAAGATATCGAGAATGTAGCTATTGATTTCGCTGAAACTGAGTTGCATAAACAAATAAAATCCGGAAATTCTACATCAACAATATTTTTTCTAAAAACTAAGGCTAAAAATCGCGGATATGTTGAAAAAGTTGAATTAGATAGTAATGTTAATATTAATCAAGTTGAATTAAATTCAAAATTAAATGAGTCTATAAATAATTTAGCTCAGAAATTAATTGATGAATAATATTCTGAATGAATATTGAAGAAATCAAAAAAAACTTAGCTAATCTTCCACATGAGAATCAAATAGCGGTACTTTCTAGGCTCGAATGGCTTTCTACTGCACGAAAAAATCAAATACCTAAAAACAACAATAATTCGGTAAATCTTTGGTTAGCTGGAAGAGGATTCGGAAAAACGAGGACGGCTGTCGAAGATTTGTGGTGGGATTGTTGGACTAATGAAAAAATACGTTATGGCGTTGTTTGTGCGACTGCTAATGATACTAGAAAAACAGCGTTTGATGGGGAATCGGGTATTATAGCTAGATGTCCGCCTGAAATTATCGAGTATTATAATAAATCACTATTAGAAATAAAGTTAATAAACGGATCAATAATTCAAGGTTTTACAGCTGATGAACCTTCAAGATTAAGGGGTGCGCAATTTCATAGAGCTTGGATTGATGAATTAGCTACTTGGCGTTATCAGCGTGAAGCGTGGGATATGTTAATGTTTTGTTTACGTTTAGGTGAACAGACAAAGTTGAATATAACAACTACGCCTCAGCCAACATCTTTAATTAAAGAGCTTCTAAAACGAGATGACGTAAATATCTATAAGGGGTCTACGTTTGACAATAAAGAAAATTTGAGTAAACAACAATTAGATATATTAATTGATCGTTACGAGAACACAAGAATCGGTAGACAAGAGTTATATGCAGAAATTTTAGAAGATATTGAAGGTGCCCTATGGTCGTATGAAATGCTTGATCGAGCGAGAAAATATAGAAAAATTAGTGATTATAAACGAGTTGTTATAGCTATTGATCCAGCGGTTTCAAATAATAAAAACAGTGATGAAACGGGCATTGTTGTATGCGCTAAAGACACGCTTGACAATTATATTATTTTAGATGACAAAAGCGGAACATATAGCCCGGGCGAGTGGGCGAATGTAGCAATTAATTTGTATAGAAAATATAATGCTG